AAAGTAACTGCGCCAGACGTAGCGGTGTTAGGAGTAAAACCTGTTGTGCCAGCATTAAACGTTGTAACGCCACCTGCGGCTGGTGCTGTGGATGCCCAAGTTGAGCCGTTAGAGGTCAGAATATTTCCAGAACTACCGGGAGCAACAAACAGAGGCGCTGATGTGCCGTTACCTAATATGACGTTGTTGGCTGTCAGTGTTGTTGCACCAGTACCACCATTTCCGACAGGGAGTGTGCCTGTGACATTGGTAGTTAGGTTAGCAAATGTAGTCGAGGTTGTTCCCGTACCGCCTGAGGTTATGGGTAAAGCAGAACCCAGAGTCAAGGAAGTAAAATACGAAGCCGCATCAACAACGTTTGTGCCATTGTTGTAAACCAGCGTTGCCTTACCCGCAGGAACAGAGATGCCCGTGCCAGAAGTGTTCTTAACCGTCTTGGCTCCAGTACCGGTGTTATTGATAAGGTAAAACTTCTCAATCTGGCAACCAGAACCCAGTATCAAGTTACGCACAGAACCAATGCCCGTAGAGCTTTCTGTGATGTTTAAACGCAGGTTTCTGGCCGCTTGGGTTGTTGCAGAGTCTGTTAATGTAATTGTTACATCGGCATCTGACGGGAAATCTACGGTGGCTTGACCCGTAATAGCCTCTCCCAAGACCGCATCACCCAAATTAGCGTTGGTAAGCGTACCCCATGTACCCGAGTTTGCCCCTGTTTCAAGCAACTCTATTTTAAGTGCTGACCATGTTGATGCCATTTTTAACTCCTAGTTCGTTGCAACAGCAGTCCAACCTGCCGTTTGCGTGTTACCGATATTTTGCCAGTTTGCGGTCTGTGTGTCATCAATAATTTCCCAGAAAGGCCGTGCTGCTATTGAATCTGTTCCCGTTGCCAACTCTGCAATCGATGAAACAAAAGCCGCTGCTGCTCTTAAAGTATCCGCGCTCGTCGCGTTCTCTGTTACTGCCGCATTAATACTTGCACTTGCCGTAACGGTTTCTGCTCCCGTTGCACTTTCAGTAACTGCCGCACTGACCGACAAACTACTTTCTACTGCATCTGAACCCGTTGCCGATTCCTGTATGTCCCCAAAAAACAAAAAACTTGATGTTACGGCATCCGTACCCGTTGAACTCTCACTTACAGACGCCGCATAAATAGGCGTACTAACTACCGCATCTGACCCCGTACCAGTCTCAGTTATCGTTGCAGGGTACGTTGGCGTTGCACTTACTGCATCACTTCCTGTAGCCGTCTCATTAAGCTGAGACAGAACTACGTGCCCTGTAAGGATAGAGTCCGATCCAGTTGCTGTTTCTACAACAACTACGTTCCCTTGTACTATCGTTGCTAGAGCATCAGACCCAGTACCGGTCTCACTGACTGTGGCGTTTACAGCAACTTTAGCTACAACAGCATCGCTACCGGTGGCGGAGTCGTCTACAGTGCTGGTAAAAGCGGTAAAGCCCCAGCCACCCTCACCCCAAGTGCCACCGCCCCATGCTGACATATCATGCAGCCAAGCTAAATGTGTACGTTACAGATAAAGTGTCGCCGTTAACCACGGAACGATCACCGGGAGAGCCAAAGTCTGCCGCAGAGAACAAAGTGCCAGTTGTACCACCTTTAGTGTTCTCGCTTGTCAAAAACGCGCCGCCCACAGTTGTTGTGCCATTGATGTTAAACACTGCGGGAGAGGCTGTGTTAGTAACTACAGATGGATTGGCTGTTGTAGCAGTTACAAAAGTAGCAGTTACACGGTTAGCATTGCTGTAAGCAGTAACTTCTGTCCAACCAGCATGGGAAGCCATTGTGTCGCCAGCCGCAGGTGTATTAGAAGCGCCAGCGCCGTACAAGCCAAGATACCAAGTGGTGATCTGAGTAACTGAAGTTAAAGCAGAGCCAGCCATGTAAGCTAGACCCGCGTTAACCACCAAGTTTTTGGACTCGGCTTCCCACTTCAAATTACCATCTTTGTCATGGCATTTAATTTCAAATAGACCGGTTGCCTGTGCGTCCTCACTGGCCTTGGTGTTGCAAGTCAGACCACTAGAAACAACGTCAGTGGCTTTAATTTTTTCAATAGTCATGATGACTCCTAGTTAGAAGAACGAATAAGCGCCGCCGTAGCGGTGTTTGCTGGCATTGTGATTGTAAATGTACCAACGGATGTTTTGTCAGAACCAAAATCCAACACAGCTATGGATTTGTTCCCTTGGCTGAAGTTGTAGATCAACGCACACCGAGCCGTAATCGCCCCAGTCCACGAGATGTTTGGGAAGCCCACAAAAGCTGTGTATCCAGACGTGCCGATTGTGATGGGAGTTAGCTGTGCCCCACCAAGCAAATACGTACCTGTAGCCGCCACTTCATCAGTTGAACTGTAAACAGTTGTGTCTTCGTTCAAATTAGCGTTAGCCGTGTACAGGGCAATCTTGATAACGTCAGTCGTCAGGTCATGTATGCCTTGGTACAACTGCGCCTTAAAGCTGGTGGTCTGGGTCTGGATAATCGACATATCAAGTTACCTTCTGACGGAACTGACCAGAACGGTAAGCGTCTTGACGCTCCATACCATCACCCAAACGCTTGGCCAACGCAAGAGCTTCCATGAACTTCTGGTTGTACAGAGCCATCATGTCAGCCTCACCCTTCATGTAGGTATAAGCCTCAACCAAAGATGCGTACAAGAGCACGGGGTCAAAGTTATCACCTAGCCAAGATGTAAACGGTGCCACAGAAATGCTTGGTGGATAGAAGAAATAATGAAGCTCAGAACTGTACCCCGCATCGGGTGTGGGGCCAAGGATGAAAGTTAACTCGGCGGGGTTGTCTGAACGTGGGCCAAACAGTGCGTAGTACTTAGGGATCCCCGTGTCTGTGGGCTGGGGGTACGCCTGCCGGATGAAATTAACATCTTTGTTTAACAAGTACTCGTACTCACCACTGGCGTTAATAACAGCCAACGAATACACCGCCAAGAAGTCCGTGGGGCACTGTAAGTATTTATTATTTGCAGTCATTGATCCTGTCACATTCTGGCGAAGCGACGGGAACTGTACCGAGTTGAATATACGCTGCTCAGCTTGCTGAACGAACACGGGAATATTAGCCACGAAATCTGCTTCCGTGTTCTCCGTGTACGCTTGGATAGCAGCGCTGAGTTCGGCGTAATTCATGCCATTGGGCCTCGTGCCATAGTGCCCTTGGTTGCCGCGCCGTTACCACGGGTAACGATACCGGATGTCTTAGTGGTTTCGTTACCAGCAGCCTTGCTGATGTTACCAATAGACATATTAACGGTGTCGGCTTTACTGCGGTTTGGGGGGCTGCCGGGGTTCTCGGATATGCCTACAGGCTTACCACTCATGGTGTGGGGCTTGGCGTATGCAGAAGCAGGTAGATTGTTAATCTTGGCCATGTTATTTCCCCTGATTCTTAACTTTGGCCATACCGCGACCATACTGAAGCATCATCTCATTGGTCTTACCACCCTTGGCAAGCTTTGTAGGCTTTTTGCCGGGGTGCATGTTTTTCTCGTGCTTGCCGACAGCAGACTTAATCATCTTCTTGTCTTGGGCTAAATCTTTCTTGTCCATACTAGACTCCTATGTAACGGTTACTGTAACTGTACCAACAAATGTCGTTGCCACCAAGTAGTTTGGCGTTAGCGCAACATCAAAATTACTTGACCCACCAACGGGGTTCCACCCCCACTGAAGATCCCGCGAACCGCCAGTCAGACTGCCACCAGCGTTAACGCCTGCCGTGACGTAGGTTGTGTCCTTGCGCGGGTTACGCACAGCCTGCGGATCATCCACGGGGTACATACCCAACAACAACTGTGGTTGATCGGGATCAAAACACACATCACACACAAGCAGATTATAAATCTTTGTCTTCTGAATCTCTTTACGCAGTGCCGTTAATTTGAACTGTTGGCCGCACCTATCGCACATGGCGATACTGTTCTTACCAGAAGCAAACCGATTGCCCATTTACGTACCGCTACCAATAAACATTTGCCTCGGAACAAAACGAACCGACGCCTTTTCACGATCTTCATCAGAAGCTAACTGCCAAGCTTCATCGTACTGTTGTTTCAAGACGGGCAAACGATCCGCGCCGCCTTCAATCTTGAGGGCCAAATAATAGGCCAAACCTGCCACCATACAGGGCAGGAAGCGGAAAGGCACATCCATCGTGCGTACACCACCGCCAGCATCATCAATACGGCGCATGCGCCAGTACACAAACTGATACGTTGTGCTGTTGTCTGGGGTTGGCCAAACGGTTATAGAGGGTAAATTCTGCGTGAACACAGACACGCCAGTTGAGTGTGCTGCGGCAGTTGTGCCATTCTGTCCACGGAAGCAGTTGTTAAGCACGTTGCCAGAGATGTAGCCGTACTGCACTGTCTCGTTTTCAATTAACAAGAACCCTGTGGCGGGAAGTCCAGCAGCGGAAGTCAACGTAATTGTGGTGGCCGTGGCTGTAATACCGCCGTTAAGCGTGGTGCCAATAGAAGAAGTCTGGCCATCCAAACGCTGATACCACACCTGAATCGGACGGGCTTGTTGCAGTTTGTTGGGGATCGTGGCGTAGGTAGAAACACTGATACGCGTAATGGTCAGGTCAGCCTGCGTGGATGCGCTACCCGCGCCCGTGCGAATCACATGCTCAAGTAAATCCACCGTATCAACAGGAAGCGCATAGGTGTTCAAACCCGGAGTCAGGTTAATCGTACCCTGCTCAAACGTCCACATGTTGATACCACGGTTTGCCCAATCAGCAAACATCAAATTCAATGAACGACGGGCAGTACGTAAGTCGTAGCCCGTGCGCAACTCCGAACCGGCGCGTTCAAACGCTTCCTCAACCAGCTCGGTGAGGTCAAGGTTAAACGCTGCGGTTCCTGAAGTGGTCATCTAAAGCCTGCCGTTTTCTTTGCAATCGTTTTGGGTTGTGCTACGAATTGTTTTCCGGCTTTTTTGCCAGCACGTTTCGCACGCGTTGTCGCAGCGTACTCACTAGCGCTGAGACTTTTGATCGCAGCTTTTGGAAGGTATCTCTCACCAGTGTCAGAAGATTTTTTACCACTTTTGGTTGTCCAATCTTGTTTGCCCCAGTCCTTGAGAGACTGTTGCGGTTTAGCTAATCCACCACTTGCCATTTTCTTCTTCCCAGCACAATGCGCCTTCTGTGAAAACCCCTTGGGGTTGTCGCAATCAATCGACGCTTTGTACTTTTTTGACCATGTCATTTATAGCCACCACCTGCGGCTTTGTAGCGCTTGGCCATTAGCTGAGCCTTACGAGCTGACCACTGGCCTGCACCTGTACCCTGTACTGCAGCAGCTTTTACGCTGTTGAAAATCCGTTTACGTAACTCAGGCTTGGTGTAGTTACCCGCCTCGTTTACCTTGGATTTGACCTTCCCACCCTCTTTGTACTGGGTAAAGTCAGTGTCATCCCGACGAGCCTTCTTCTTACCCTTGGGCATCTTAGAGGGGGAGATGTCCCCCATACCGCGACTGGCCATCATTTTGTACCGCCTTTAACTTTTTTGGCTAAAAACAATTTATCAACCATCTTTATCCGCTGGGGTTTAGTTGTAACTTTGTTAATAATAGCCAGTCGTTTAGGTTCACTTGCACCATAAAACCCAGCCTTTTTTAAAGACTTAACTACAGTGCTTGCGGGTTTTACGGTTGCCATGATGACGTCTTAGCAGGCTTTGCCGCCCATTTTCATGCCAATCATCGTGCCTTTGGTTTTGCCTTTTGTAGCAACGCCATCAGCGCGTTTGGAGGCAGAGCCGCCATTGGCCATACCGCCGTGTTTCATGCCTTTGCCGTCACCAATGAAGGCGGGTTTACCGTCTTTCATGGGCATACCGCCACCAGCCATCTTTTTCATCGGCATTTCTGATTTAGCTCCGGCTTTTTTCTTAGCCATCATTGCCATAAATCCGGGATTCATTTTTGAAGCCATAGTATCACCACCTTCTTTAAAAAAAGTCATTTTTCCGTGATCGGTTTTAGACTTATTCACCTTCTGAACATCTGGACGGGTACGCCCGCCAGAACCAAACTTCTTACCCTTATCCGCTTCGTCAAAATCTTTTCCGACGCTTTGCGGTATTCCAACCTTCTTGGCAAACGCAGGGTTGTGCGCTATTGCCGCCATGAAGTTGTGTTGTTTTTTAGAACTACTCGGCATCTTTTTTCCTGCGAATTAACTCAGCAAAAGGTTTACCCGCAATCATTTCAGTGATCCGCATACCTGTCCACACAATCGTAAACAGTGCGGCAACCGCAGGAAGTAGTTGCATTAACGTGCCAACAGCCGTAACAGCGGC